GTGGAGGTTTAACTCAAGAGCAAGAGGAGGGTTTGAAAGCTTATCGTGAATATATGGAATCTGCTAAAACTCAGCAAGAGGAGAACAAGAGGAGACAATCTTGGTTCACCGAGAAGACAGATGAATTGTTTAGTAAAGAGTTCAAAGGTTTTGAATTTAACTTGAACGACAAAAACATCACCTTTTCACCTGGATCTGCTGAAGAGCTGAAGAAGTCCCAATCAAACCCAATGAACTTCGTTATGAAGTACTTGGATGAATCTGGACTTTTGAAAGACACAGTTGGATACCACCGAGCGTTAGCAGTTGCAATGAATCCTGAAAAGTTTGCCAAGTTCTTTTATGAGCAAGGTAAATCTGAAGCTACCGAAGATGTTATGCGTAAGACAAAAAATGTAAACATGAGTGAACGCAGAACACCTGAAGTTACTTCTAAAGGAGGCATGAAGATTAAAGCCATGAGTCAACCTTCGAGTCGTGGCTTGAAAATTAAAAACAAAAAAAATTAGAAAACTATTAAAAAAGAATAACAATGGCAGGTTCATTTAGTGCATTACCCACGTTTGGGTTGCAACCATCGGCAACGCAGATTGCATTGTCAACAAATTATATTACTAACTTTGATTTCTTGAATCAGTATCTACCAGACACTTACGAGAAAGAGTTTGAGAGATATGGAAATCGTTCAGTAGCATCTTTCCTTAGACTTGTAGGAGCTGAGATGCCTTGCGAGTCTGACCTTATCAAATGGGCAGAGCAAGGAAGATTGCACGTTTCTTATACTCAAGTAGGTATTCCTGCTGCTACACTCGCAGGTGCTACTACAGCAACATTTACAGTAAACGATAACCTTACTACTCCAGGTGGTTATCCAGCAGGTGTTGTTGCTGACAAAAACATCTCCTCTACAGCAGGTGCTTTGGGTACTCCTGATATTGCTATCAGAGTAGGACAGACAGTTCTTATCTCTTTCAACTCAGGTGCAGGTGTAAACAAAGGTATCGTAACTGCTGTTACAACTAACACTTTCACTGCTTCTTTCTACGAAGCAGGTGGTCTAGTTGCTGCTGGTACAGGTGTTGGTAATTCTGATGTAACAGTATTTGTTTATGGATCTGAGTTCGCTAAAGGAACAGCAGGTATGGATGGTTCTTTGGAAGGAGATTCTACTATCTTTGAGAACAAGCCTATCATCTTGAAAGACAAATACCAAGTGACTGGTTCTGACATGACTCAAATCGGATGGGTTGAGGTAAGCACAGAGAATGGTGCTACAGGATACCTATGGTACTTGAAATCTGAGCATGAGACTCGTCTACGTTTTGACGACTACCTTGAGACAGCTATGATCGAAGCAGTTCCAGCAGGTGCAGGTTCAGGTGCATTAGCAGCAGGATTTACAGGAACTGAAGGTATCTTCAACGCTGTTCAAACAAGAGGTAACGTATGGGCAGGTGGTATCCCTAATGCTCTTACGGATTTTGATACCATCATCACAAGACTTGATGCTCAAGGAGCTATCGAAGAGAATGTGCTTTTTGTAAACAGAGAGATGACTTTTGCAATTGACGATATGTTGGCTGCTCAGAACTCTTATGGTGCAGGTGGTACTTCTTATGGTCTGTTTGACAACTCTGAGCAAATGGCTCTAAACCTTGGATTCTCAGGATTCCGTAGAGGATATGATTTCTACAAAACAGATTGGAAATATCTTAACGATCCTACAATGAGAGGAGGTCTAGCAGCAGGTACAGGTGGTATTAACGGACTATTAGTTCCAGCAGGTACTACTACTGTTTACGACCAAATTCTAGGCAAAAACGCTAAGAGACCATTCCTTCACGTTAGATATCGTGCTTCTCAATCTGAGGACAGAAGATACAAAACTTGGATGACAGGTTCTGCTGGCGGTGCTATGACTAACGATCTTGATGCAATGGAGGTACACTTCTTGTCTGAGAGAGCAGTATGTGTAATGGGAGCAAACAACTTCGTAATCTTTGAAGATTAATCATTTTACATATGGGGTGTCCTTCGGGATGCCCCTTTTTTAAAAATTTAATATAATGAAAGCTAAAATTTTAGAAGATAAGGTATATCGCCTTACGAGAAACAATGCACCACTATCTTTTATAATACCAACGAGGAGTACATCTAGGACACCTCTTTTGTATTTTGATGAAGAGAAAGGAATTAACAGACCAATTAGATACGCAAGAAATCAGAAGAGTCCTTTTGAGGATGAACAAGATGGAAACGCTATACTAGAGCCAGTAATCTTTACAGATGGATTTTTGAGAGTACCAAGAACAAATCCTGTACTACAGCAGTTCTTAGATCTTCATCCAATGAACGGAAAGAAGTTTGAGATGGTAGATGGCAAGAAAGACGCTGAAGAGGAATTAGAAATCATCAACCTAGAAGTAGATGCCCTCATAGAAGCCAAGAGCTTGTCTATAGAGCAGCTTGAAATGGTAGGTAGGATAATAATGAACAGAGATATTTCTAAGGTCTCTACATCTGAATTAAAGAGAGATATTATAGTATATGCTAGAAACTATCCAGAGGATTTCTTAAATTTAGTGAACGACTCTGATATTAACTTAAAATCAAAGTGTAAATTGTTTTTCTCAGAGGGGATATTGACCACAAGAAATAAAGACAAAGAGATCTGGTTTAATACCAAGGGAAATAAAAAGAAATTGATAAATGTTGCTTACGGAGATGATGCCATAACAACTTTGTTTTCTTACTTGAAGACAGATGATGGCATACCTGTATTGGAATATTTAGAAAAGCAAATCTAACACTCATCTGTTGTATTTTGTTTAAAGAGGGGTGTGATCGTGCCTCTCTTTTTTTTTGTATATTTGTAAAAAAAGACTATGATAGATTCAGTAAGAAGAACGGTTCTTTCAATTTTAAATAAGAATAACTACGGATATATTTCTCCTGCTGACTTTAATCTTTATGCAAAGCAAGCACAGCTTGATATTTTTGATGATTACTTTAAGGATTATAACTATCAAGTAAACAAAGAGAACGCAAGAACTTCAGGCACTGGATACGCTGACATAAAGAAGCAGTACGAGGAGGTAATAGATAGTTTGTCTGAGACAAAGTTCTTGACTCAAGATGTTTTAAATTCCTTTTTTCTGCCATCTCAAATAACCACAGGAGATGACTATTATTTAATAAATAAGGTTCTATGCTACGCTGTAGATGGATCGTTCTTAGGTGAGGCTGAGAAAGTTAGCCACAGCAACATTACAATGTTGAACAACTCTCTACTTACAGCACCTACTGAAAAGTTTCCTGCCTATGTACAGAATGGTAGCACTATAGAAGTTTTTCCAAGTACGATAAATACTGCAAGCCAGGTTCAGGCTCAGTATATAAGATACCCGAAAGACCCTAAATGGACATATTCAACACTTCCAAACGGAGAGCCTGCATTTAATCAATCTATCGCTGATTACCAAGACTTTGAGTTATCTATAGATGATGAGTACGATCTGATTCTAAAGATACTTCAGATGGCAGGTATGGAGATAAGAGAGATACAGGCTATCCAGTTTGCGAAGGCTGAAGAACAACAAAACACACAAGAGAAAAAATAATGGCATATATATCACAATACCAGTACTACGAGAACGCAGGTGCTTCTCCTACAGACCAAAATTGGGGGTCATATCAGTATGTTAGTCTATATGACATTGTAAACAACTATCAGTTAATGTACCATGGCAATCACTCTTTAGTTAATAATGAGAATAGATACAAGATCTTATTCCACGCAAAGAGAGCAATCCAAGAGTTGAACTACGATGCATTCAAGGAGGTAAAGGTATTGGAGCTTGATGTATGTGACAGTTTGAGGTTTATACTTCCATCTGACTATGTAAATTGGGTTAGAATATCTATATATAAAGATGGCGTTCTAAGACCACTTACAGAGAATATACAGACAAATACAGCAGTCGGTTATCTTCAGGATAATGACTGCAATCTTTTATTTGATGAATCAGGTAATGTACTGAAGCCAGAGTATTCTACTATAGATATAGATAGGATCAAAGGAACAAAGAAGAGCATATACCTAAATCAGAACAGTCAGTTTGATGGCTTAGAGGGATATTGCTGTGATGGGTATTGGTACTTTGATTATCACGTTGGAGCGAGATTCGGACTAAATACAGAGACAGCAAATGCCAATCCTACATTTACTATTGACAGAAAGAGAGGTGTTATAAACTTTGATTCTACAATGGCTGACGAGAAGTGTATACTAGAGTACATCTCTGATGGCATGGAGAATGGTGATGATAGCCTAATAACTGTAAATAAGTTATTTGAAGAGTTTGTATATGCGTACATCACATATTCAATACTAGACGCTAAATTAGGGGTGCAGGAGTATGTTGTCCGTAGGGCAATGAAAAAGAAGACAGCACTTCTAAGGAACTCAAAAATAAGATTAAGCAATATACATCCAGGTAGGCTTCTAATGAATATGAGAGGTCAGGATAAGTGGATTAAATAATATGGCAAAACTACAGAGAAATTTCATCAAGGGTAAGATGAATAAGTCTTTAGATGAGAGACTTGTTCCCAATGGAGAATATATAGATGCACTCAATGTAAGGATAGGCTCTACTGAATTATCTGAGATAGGATCTGTAGAAAACTCAAAAGGTAACACAAGGCTTACTTTTATAGAGTATGACAACCAACCACTAAGCGATAATGCAAAGTGTATCGGTGCGTATGAGGATGGTGCTGAAGAGACCATATATTGGTTTATAACAGACCCTAGTCACACAGGAGGACAAGCTACAGGTAAGCTTGACCTTATTGTTTCATATGATGTCAACCAATCCTCACTTACCTACCATGTTATCAGTGTTGACGATGGAGGTGGAGTTGATACAACCTTAAACTTTGACCCTCAGTATTTAATAACAGGCGTAAATAAGGTTGATAATCTTTTGTTCTTTACGGACAATCTTAACCAACCAAGGGTTATTGATGTTGAGAAAAACTATCCAGACCCTTCTCCTGCTTATGTTGATGGAGGAGGTAGTCCTTTAATATTTGCAGAGTCTTTATTAGTGGTAAAAAAACCGCCTCTAAATAGCCCTACCTTTGAGTTAACCAACATAGGATCAGAACAGAACTTTTTAGTAGATAGATTCATATGTTTTGCATATAGATATAGATACGAGAACGATCAGTACTCTGCAACATCTCAGTTTACGAATGTAGCTTTTGTGGCAAAACCTTTTCAGTACGAAGGTGACTCGTATCTAAATGAGGGTATGGAGAACTTTTACGATACTGCAATTATAACATTTAATTCAGGTAGTGAGCTTGTAGTCGGAATTGATTTGCTATTTAAGGAGGCAAGTAACCCTGTTATTCGTGTTATAGAAAAGCTTAACAAAAAAGAGTTGGGATATTCGGATAATCAAGACTATACCTATCAGTTTTCAAACAATAAGATATATACCGTACTTAATGATGACGAGATATTAAGGCTATATGACAATGTTCCTCTAAAGGCACAAGCACAGACTGTTATGGGAAGTAGGCTTGTGTATGGGAACTATGTTGATGGGTTTGACTTAATAGACTCAAATGGGCAGGATACTAAAATAGACTATGAGGTAGAGTATTTGACAGAAGAAATAGGTTTAAGACCTGTTATTTCAACTACGTCTGATGGTGTTTATAACATAGATGGAGCTGTTACTCAGTTAGACTCTGAGATAGATATTGATTTAACAGGAGTTGATTTAGTGGCAAATGGAATTTTGTACATTACCATTACTTTCGATCATGGTAGTTTTACTAGCGAACCCCCCTCTGGTCTTTCTCAGATAGGCTCAACTGAAGTTAATTTTGCTTATTTTTTAAATCAAGATTTTGCTACAGTACAAGATCTTCAGTTTAGTCAAAACTTTGGAGACAAAGTCGGAAGGTCAACAACCATACAGCCTATTGCAGATGCTTGTGATGGGTTCACATTTACTGATTTAGTAAACTGTTTAACTCCTCAAAATAAGGTTGATGGCAATGGGATTGTTTGGGCTAAAACGGGCAGTGGTATAAACAACCCAGGAGAAGGGATGAGCGTTTTAGGAGGAGCTACGAATCATATAAGGATTAAGCTTCCTGCAACAGTTTATAGTGATGGCGTAAGTAATGCTTATGAATACTATAGTATAACTGGAACTGAAGTAGTTTATCAGTCTATATCAGAAACATCTTCCTTGCATAGCAATAGAGACTATGAAGTAGGAATAGTATACATGGATGAGTTTAATAGGTCTACAAGTGTATTGGTAAGTCAAAGAAACATTGTTCATATACCATGTGAGAATAGTATAACAAAAAACAAATTACGAGTAGAGATACCTACAGATCAAATACCTCCAGCATTTGCAACTAGATATAAGTTTGCAATAAAGCAAGATAGAGAGATATATGAAAATATATATTCAACATTTTATTTTACAGACTTTAATTCAGATGTTGTATATGTAAGACTAGATGGCGAGAATGCTCAAAAAGTACAAGAGGGGGATATTTTAAGAATAAAGGCGAACTCTTTAGGTCCTCAACTTAGGTGTGAAGAAACTATTGTTTTAGAGAAAAAAGCACAAGAAGAAGACTTTATCAATGTTACATATCCAAATGGAGAAGTTTTATTTGTTCCATCTGGAGTGTATGCAAAATTCAAATCTGCATACCTAACAATAGACAATACTCAGAGGCTATACATAGACCTAGGATTAAAAAGAGAGACTGCTGTAGACACAGGTCTATATACAGATGGGATAACTGACTATCCAATTTTAGCTTATCCTATAAACTTTACAGGAGATGAAGCTAGTCCTGTATATATACAAGATGAAAAACTAGAAACAGGCTATATTGTTAAGTTTAAATTTGAGATAAGAAGAGATGCTGAAAATGGTTTTTTTGGTACACCTAAAAGACAATATTTTTTTGAAAAAGAATATGTAGTATCTCAGACTTATAATACATTTAAAGATTGGTGGGAGGGAGACAGTATATACGAAACACTAGCAGATGGAACAGAATCTTTAGGTTT